GATGAGGTTATGTTTATTGTAACAAGAACATTGTGTCCAGATTATGATGCCTTTATGACGGTAGTGGAACAATACTACGCAGAAGGTAATCCCTATCAACGCCGATCAGACCTAAGTTACTTAAGCGAGTATGACTTGACTGATGTAAAAGCATTAGCTACTAGATTATATTTCTCAGGTAGGATACATCAACCTAGAGTATTTGATGATGAAGGTCGTAGAGCTGGACATAGTTATTCGTATAATCATCCTGCAAAGCTAGGGCAAGGATTGTGGATGCAAGTTGTTCCTACTAATGATAACTCAACACCTGTTGTAATTGAAGCTTGGGAGAAATATAAGATGTTGGATAATTTAACAAAATGATTGATTACCGATTAGATCCTATTACATGGTTTAGTGAAAGAGAGTTGACACATACTCCTAAACATTTTGTAGTGACCTCACATCCATGTACAGAAGAATCTAAACAATGGGTATTGGATAAATTGAATGGTAGATTTAGTATTACCTATCCTATAATTAGTAGCAATATATATGAATTAATTAATCCTAGCTGTATTGCGTTTGAAGATCCACAAGAAGCAGTCTTTTATGAACTTAAATGGTCGTAAATGGGCATATGGAAATTTTGTAAACAACAGATTTCTTATTAAATAACTTTAAGCATATTACAAGGAGAACATAATATGAGTTTTACAAGACACGTAGGGAAACACGGGGACAGAAAAGTAGCTGTAATTTTCCGAGAAGTACCAGGAGAGCCTCATATGTGCTTGGTAACATATACGGAAACAATTAATAAAAATATACATGATTCATTAATTAAATGTATTGAAAGTGATATTGGTCAAAATAGTGAGAATTTAGCTGATGCATTGAATAGAAGCTATACGCAAGATGGTAGACCAATCTTACAAGTCTTACATGTTGAAGGTCAATTAAAGAAAGTCAATACAGAAATGATTGTAATGACACCTGCACCTAACACACGTATTAAGTTAAATGAACTTAATAAAATTTTAGATGAAATGAAATTAGGTGAAGATGCTGTTAAACGTATGGCCGAATTGGATCAGAGTCGTGGATTACAAGATCCAGCTGATGTGGCACGTAGAATGCGTGGATCACAGGGTAAACAATCTCCGGTTGTTGCTCCATCAGGTGATGCACTAGGTGATGCTTCATTAGCTAAACAACGTATTGAACAGGCACAAAAGATGGAACGTGAAGCTAAAGGCTTATTAGCTGAAGCACAGCGTTTAACTACAGAAGCACAAACACTAGATCCATCACTAGCTCCTAAACCAGCTAAGGCTAAAAAGGCAACAGTTGTGACTGAAGTAGCTACCCCTGCAAAGAAAAAAACTACAAAAAAAATAACTAATGTCGCCTGATTTTATTGATAAATGGGAACACATCCTTGAAGATGTGGAGAAGAACAAAATACCTGTAGAGTTTATTAAAAAATTAATTATTAAACTAACTGGTAAGAAGCAACAAACGATTAATATTCAGAAGTTACTTCAACAAGGTTTGGATCCAGATCAAGTAGAGGATGCTGTTAGTCGTAAGTTAAATGAGTTGGAAGATTCTATCGTAAGTGTAGAATTTGTCCTTAATGTACAAAGTATTGCCGATACTGTACAACCAGAAACTGACCGACTATTAGGTAAACTTTAATTACTTCAAAAAGCCCTGATTAGTCGGGGCTTTTCTTATTAACATGATATAATAACTTATGAAACAATACTTAGAATTACTACAGGATATTTTAGATAACGGGGAAGTTAAAGATGATAGAACTGGCATTGGCACTTATAGTGTGTTTGGACGTCATTTGCGCTTTGATTTGCGTAGGGGTTTTCCCGCAGTCACTACTAAGAAACTTGCTTGGAAATCTTGCGTTGGCGAGCTTCTTTGGTTCATTGAAGGCTCTAGTTCTGATCGTAGATTGGCAGAGATTACCCACGGTGACAGTGAAGGAAAAATTACTATCTGGACGCCAAATGCACTTGCGCCGTATTGGAAACACAAAGCGAAATTTGAAGGTGATCTCGGCCGTGTCTATGGAGTACAATGGCGTCACTGGAACAACTATCGCACAGAAAAAGACATGGGCCCAGCCCACAAAGGTGGCACACGCCTTGCTGTTGATAAAACAGAAATCGACCAATTGGCAAATCTCATTAAAGGATTAACTGAAGATCCTAATGGGCGTAGGCACATACTAAGTGCTTGGAACGTGAGCGAGTTAGACCAAATGGCATTGCCCCCTTGTCACGTTATGAGTCAATTTTATGTCAACAAAAATCGTGAACTTTCTTGCCATATGTATCAGCGTAGTGTTGATGTGTTCTTGGGTTTACCTTTTAACATTGCTAGTTACGCATTACTTACACACCTATTGGCACATCATTGTGGTTTAAAAGTAGGTGAGTTAATAATCAGTACAGGTGATACGCATATATATAAAAGCCATATTGAACAAGTTAAAGAACAATTAACACGTGAACCTTATCCATTACCTACATTGATGTTAAATGCTACAAAAAATAACATCTTTGAAATAACAATGGCAGATATACATTTGGAGAACTATCAAAGTGATGGCCCTATCAAAGCAACAATGGCAGTCTAAAGACGAATTTACTAGACCCAAGTATCAGGTACAAGTATCTGATACAGGAGAAGAATCAGTGTCTATTACTCAAGTAGTTCATACTATTAGAATGGGTGATGTTGAAGATCCTGATTTGTTTGTAGCACAACCTATATATGAGTGGCAACAAACAGAAGCTGGTAAGTGGATAATGGAAAACTCTAATCCTGCACCTAGTTGGCATCGTCAAGTAGATTATACTACTTATGGACAACTATATCTGATTAAAGCATATCTAACACATAAACAATTAACATTTTGGAAGTTGAAATACGAATGAATATACTAGTAACAGGCGGTCTAGGCCTTATTGGACACAATGTAGTAAATAAACTACAAAAACAAGGTCACAATGTAGTTATCACAGATACTAGAACTACTTATGGTATCATCCCGCAAAATGAAATTGATTATCTAATGTCTGAAAGACTAAAAAAGATTCAGCCAGGACAAATACATGCTATAGATATTGTTAGTGATAGTATTGATTGGTTGTTTGAAAGATATAAGTTTGATATTGTAATACATATGGCAAGCTTTCCTAGACAAAAAGTTGTTAATGCTAATCCTAGACTAGGCGCACAAACAATGATGGAAGGTCTATTGAACTTATGTGAAGCAAGTAAAAAACATAATATAAAGAAGTTTATCTACATTAGTTCAAGTATGGTATACGGAGACTTCACCGATGATGTGACTGAGGATTATGATTGCAAACCTCAAGGTCAATATGGAATTATGAAATTAGCAGGAGAACACCTTGTCAAAGACTACAGCCGTCGTAATTGTTTTAGTTACACTATTATCCGCCCTAGTGCAGTATATGGTCCGTTAGATGTAGAAGATAGAGTTATTGCTAAGTTTATGTTAACAGCAATGCGTGGTGGTACATTGAATGTCAATGGTGCAAGTGAAACACTTGACTTCACCTATGTTGATGATGCCGCAGATGGTATTGTTGCAGCCGCATTGAGTGATAATACATCAAATAAAACATACAACATTACAAAGAGCCATAGCCGCACATTGTTAGAAGCCGCACAATTGGCATTGAAATTGGTAGGTGGTGGCACACTGATAGTTAAAGATAAAGATGCCGACTTCCCAAGTCGTGGTGCATTGAACATTGATGCCGCTCGTAGAGACTTTGGATATGATCCTAAGGTAGATGTAGAAGAAGGTTTTGAAAAATATTATGAGTGGCTTAGTAATTCCACATTTTGGTCTAGTAAGACAGTACAGTAATTTAAGAGATGAGTTATTAGATGCTACTGACCGTGCCCTCAAAGACGGGAAGTTAGTCGGTGGTCATTACACACGGTCATTTGAAGAATGGCTTAAACACCGCACCAAAACAAAATATGCTGTAACTGTACATTCAGGTACACAAGCGTTAGAGATTATTGCCCGTTGGAAAAAGATTAAACATAGTGAAACTATGGAGGGTAATCCAAAGATTCGCATACCTAATCTAACTTACCCGGCTACATTAAATGCTTTTATAACAGCAGAGTGGGATATTGAATTAGCTGATACTGATAAGAACGGTGTTATTAAAATTGAGTTCGGCAAAGGTGGAATATATGATTGTGTAATGGGATTTGCAGGTCGTAAGCCATGGCCAGAGGCCGGCTATTCAAATGCTTATGGAGTAATAGTTGACGGAGCACAACATTGGTTAGCATGTGACGGTGATGTTGGTAGTGGAATGTCTATTAGTTTTGACCCGACAAAGAATTTACCTAGTTCAGGTAACGGTGGTGCTATTGTAACCAATGATGAAAAATTATACCTTTATGCATCAAGTTACAGAGATAACAACAAACCCTATTTCCATGATGCTGGATCTAATAGTAAGATGAGTGAACAAGATTGTGCTCAAATATTAGTCAGAGCAAATTATATAGACACTTGGCAACAGCGTAGAAGTGACATAGCAAAATACTGGTGTGATAAATTTAAGGATTTACCTATAAATTGTTTGTCAGATACTAAAGATCCCCATGCACATCAAAAGTTTGTAATGTACCTAGCCGATAGAAATTCATTACATACTCATTTATTGACTGACGGGATTGATAGTAAAATACATTATGAGTATGTATTGGGTGATTTACCAATCGGAAAAGAATTAAATAAACCTGATTTACTAAGTAATAGTGTATTATTATCTAGGGGAGTATTAAGTTTACCCATGTATCCTGAATTGACTGATATTGAAGTGGACTATATAGTTAATAAGGTTATAAAGTTTTATGAATAAAAGTTTTTGCATGTTGCCATGGGTACATGTTGCAGTTAATCCAAACGGTGATGTAATACCCTGTTGCGTATCTACCGCAACCGTTAATAAAATAGACGGTACCCCCTACAATTTGGGTAAGGATAATTTAAATCAAATTATTAATTCGGATGGTTATAAAAGTATTCGATCTGATATGTTAAAAGGTAAATTAGTAAATGGTTGTGAACAATGTTATAAGCAAGAACAATATGGAATAAGTCATAGAAATAATTATAATAATTATTGGTTAAAAAAAGAGTCGGGTAGAAAAAAATTAGCATCCGGAACACATATCCCCGAAACAATAGAATATATTGATTTACGATTTGGTAATCTGTGTAATCTAAAATGTAAAAGTTGTAGCACTATTAACTCTAGTCAATTTGAAAAAGAATTATTTGATATACAGGAAAGTAATCCCAAAATTGGTAATTATATTAGTATGACACGGTATGATGATATAAATGATTGGTATAATACTGATATGTTTATGGAAAATATCAAAAGTCAAACAGATAATATTTTAGAAATGTATATCACTGGTGGTGAACCAACAATAATTGATAAGAATTATGAGATGTTAGAATATTTTATTGAGCAAGGCAAATCAAAAAATATTTTTCTTAAACTTAATACTAATATGACTAATATGCAAGATACTTTTTTAAATATGATTAGTCAATTTAAGCAGGTTATGTTTTTCGCAAGTATTGATGGATTTGGTACAATGCAAGAATATATACGATATCCTAGTAAATGGGAACAGATTGATAAAAATTTAAATAAATTAGTAGAAAAAACAAAAGATAATATTATTATAAAGGTATCACCGGTGATTCAATCTACTAATTTGGGGCTTATTACTGAGTTATTTGAATATTTAGAAAATTTTAATCGTATACATGACAAAACGGTTGTTGCGATATACCCTATAATTTTGCATGGCCCTATTCAATTGGATCTTTTATATTTACCCATAAACTATAAAAAAACATGTTGGGATAGGATTGAACAATGGTTAGAAAAAAGTTGTAAATTTCAACCTGCCGATTTTCATACTACAATGACTGCTCTTAAAAATAAATGTTTAATGGAAGTCGACGGAGAAGAACAACTGAATAGATTTATGGAATTTAATAGCATGTTTGACGCTCATCGGGGGGTGAGTTTACAAGACGTAAATCCTGAGTTGTATACAATTTTGAATAAATAAGGATACTATGTGGATACTATCAATACTACCCGACGCCGCAATACATATAATCTTTGGATTAGGTATTTTGGGCACAATAGCAGGATTCGTCCTAGGATTCATTCCTTTTGTCAAAACATATCAATTTGCTATACAAATATGTAGCATTATTGTACTTGTATTTGGCGTATATCTTGAGGGGGGCTTAGCCGACTATAAAGAGTGGGAACTGAAAGTCAAAGAGATGGAAGCTAAAATGGCTCAAGCTGAAGCACAATCTGCTAACAAAAATGTAGAAATACAAGAAAAGATTGTAGAAAAGACTAAAATTATCCGTGAAAAGGGTCGTGACGTTATCAAGTACATTGATAAAGAAGTAGTCAAAAAAGAAGAAGTTATTAAGTATATTGAGAACTGCCCTGTCCCTAAAGAAATTATAGATTTACATAATCAAGCTACTGAGTTGAATAAGGCGGCTACAAAATGAAATATCTATTAATACTTCTATTATTAGCTGGATGCTCAACAGTTGTTCCCGTTAAACAAAAGTTTCCTAATGCTACCCCTGAATTAATGAAAAAGTGCGAAAGCCTTAAAAAGATTGAGGGTGATAAAGTAGCTATTACAGAAATGCTGAAAGTCATTGTACACAACTATTCACTATACTATGAATGTTCAACTAAAGTAGATGGATGGCAAGATTGGTATAATGAACAGAAAAAGATATTTGATAACGTAAAATAATAGTATATTATGAAGTATTTAATATTATGGTGTGTACTATTAACCGGTTGTGCAACCAATAAAGACTTTGAGTTATACTTAGAAGCACAAAAATCTATAAGCAGAGATGCTACAATGAGTGAAGCCGCAAGGATTTCAGTACTGATTGATATGACAAAGAGTTCTGACAATCAAGTAAAAATGGAAGCAATACGTGCCCTACAAGAGATACAGCGTAGTAAAACCCCCATAGTTATTGAGGCCCCAAAGAAGAATTGGTTCGGCTTTTGATAAATACTCTATAGGTCTAGGATTTTACATGACACAAGAATTTATTAATACGGGTGATTCGGCAAATAATGCTAATGTAAATCCATTAAGTACGGCTTTTGCTAATGTAGCTAATAATTTGTTTTCTTTACCAACAAGTGATTCAACCGCTCCTGCAATAGTTGAAGTAATCAATCCTACAAGTCAAACCACTAATACTAGCAATACTAATAATCTCAATATTGGTAATGTTTATATTACTAATAGATTTGATAGTAGGGCAAATAACCCGGTACTTATTAGACAAAAGCAGAGAGTCACACCACCAGTTACACTTACTGCAATAGAAACAACTGATTCTACTCCGGCGCTCTCTATTAATTCGACCATATACGGTAGTCAAGAATATATTAACATTGGTGAAACACCTAATGATGGTAACGGTGATCCTTTAAGGGTAGCATTTGGTAAAATTAATAATAATTTTTCAAATCTATTCTTTACAACTACAACGACAACTACAGCGTATACGTCCGGAAATGCACAGAATCAAGTTATATTAGAAGTTCCTATAGCACGTTTTTATCAAGGTGAATTTCAAATTCGTTCAAGCGATTCAGGCACACCGGATATGCAAGATATTACACTAACTGCTAGTATTACTAATAATCTTGCTGGTGTAAGATTTAGTGGACATTCAACATTATTTGAAGGTAATGCTATTTGTAGATATGATATGGATGTATCAGCTGGAAATGTTAGAATTTTAATAAATCCGTTATTAGATATAGGAATTGAACATTTTATATCAGCATTTGTAACTTATCCTGATCAGGTAGTAGTATCGGGAATTGAGATTGCATTAGACGGCTACGCTAACGGTTATCTAATGGGAACTGAAAACGATTTAATATTAACAACAGAATCAGCATGAGAGCAAAAGAATTTATAACTGAGCAAACAAATCTACCTGATAGAATTACTAAACCTATGCCTTCCACATGGGTAATACCAGAGTTACAAAATCAAAATGCATATTTACAATATAGATTCTCTATAGCACTTGCTGGAGCAAAAGCAGCCCGTAATGGTGATATACCTAGAATGGATAAAGATTCTGTTTGGGGAGAAAATCAATTGGTTTCCGGATATATGAATCCAGATATAGCAGAAGATATTGATTTTGCTTTAGGGGAAATGGGACTCAAAGGTAAAGTATTAGCTACAACTGAGCATAGTGAAGAAACAACTGATACTGGTATAGATAGCCCAATAAAAGGCTTCAAAGGATATAAAAGAAAATGAGAGCAACTGAATTTGTATCCGAATCTAAGATTGGCAAGATAGGAAATAGAAAACAAATGGCCACAAAAGGTTTACACAAGTTCCGTGATGAAAATTGTGCCGACCGTACATATGAGTTGAATAGAATTATGATGGCAGCAGCCACCACTGATGGTACTTTTGTACCAGATATTGATGGTGAAAGTTGGGCCGGTCGTTATAATATTGCAGTACCCTATACTCAACAAGAACAAGATATGTTAATGATGGCATATAAAGCGGCAGGATCAGATTATCACGATTTAAATAAGGGTGACTTAAAAAGTAAAGAGTTAGAAAATACTAACACTCAAAGCACAGTTAAACCTTTTAAGGGCTACAGAAGAAAATAATTTGAGCTATATCAATCAGAATAAGTAATTGTATCAAATTACAGGATGATAAATGATTGATATTAATAACACGCTTGACCTAATTAAACTTAAATTTTATAACGAATGGTTATACATCGCCCATATATATGAAGAAGGTGATAGTCAAATGCATAAAGATTTGACTAAATCAGTGGTTGAACAATATATTGATCCACTAGCACTACAAAAAAATGCAAAAATACTTGATTTAGGTTGCGGCCCGGGATACTTTTTAGACTTAATGAAAGAACGTGGCTATACCGATCTTACGGGGGTAACATTAAGTCCCGGCGATGTTAAAATATGCGAAAATAAAGGTCATACAATTAAAAAATATGATTTCAGCTTTTTACCACAAAAAGACGGCTATTATGATGAATCAATTGATTTTATATTTTTACGTCAAACATTAGAACATAGCCCCTACCCTATATTTACATTAATGGAATATAATCGTGTTTTAAAACAAGGTAGCAAAATATACATCGAAGTACCCACAATTAATCAAGCTCGTAAACATGAATGGAATAACAATCATTATAGTGTTTTGGGTAATGAACAACTGGCTGCATTGTTAAATCGTACTGGATTTAGTATTAACAAATTTGATAATTTTCAATTTGAGTTAAATGTTCCAGTAGAAGAAGGTGGCAAACTTGATCCTAGTGATCCTAGCACATATACAACAATACATGAAAATTACCTTTGTATTGTTGCTACTAAAGAACGTCCACTAGATATTAAATAAAATTAAGCACTCTATGGGGTGCTTTTTAATAACATTCTCGGGTTACTCATATAAATACTTGTTATGAGTAATTCACCTTCACTAGTTAAGAATCCTTATACTAAAACAGTTTTTAAAACTGATAAAGAACTACAGGATTTTATCAAATGCTGTGACCCAGATACAGGTTATCTATACTTTATGGATAACTTCTTTATGATACAACACCCTACTAAAGGTAGTATGGTGTATCATCCTTGGCCCTATCAAAAACGATTGATTGAAACATATCACAATTATCGTTACTCTATCAGCCTGATGCCTCGACAGTCCGGTAAATCAACATCAGCCGCAGGATATCTACTTTGGTACGCAATGTTCGTTCCTGATAGTACTATCTTAGTTGCGGCACATAAGTATACAGGTGCTCAGGAGATTATGCAACGTATTCGTTATGCATATGAAAACTGTCCCGATCATATTAAAGCAGGCGTGACAACATACAACAAAGGCTCATTAGACTTTGAGAACGGTTCTCGTATCGTTTCAGCAACAACTACTGAAAATACAGGTCGTGGTATGTCTATCACACTATTATACTTAGATGAATTTGCATTTGTTAGACCAAGTATTGCTAAAGAATTCTGGACAGCCATTACACCTACACTATCTACTGGTGGTAAAGCTATTATTACTAGCACACCAAACAGTGATGAGGATCAATTTGCTTATATTTGGAAAGGTGCTAACAAGACCGAAGATGATTTTGGTAACACAACAGAAATTGGTGTAAATGGGTTCAGAGCATATAGAGCGCATTGGAGCGAACAGCCGGGACGAGATCAAAAGTGGGCTGATGAAATAAAAGCACAGCTTGGTGATGATCGTTTTAACCGAGAGATTGGTTGCGAGTTCATTATCGCTGATGAAACATTGATTAATCCAAACACATTGATAGCTATGGAAGGTATAGAACCCGTAAGTCGCATAGGACAAGTCAGATGGTATGAGAAGCCAAAGAAAGGTAATATCTATTGTATAGGATTAGATCCAAGTCTTGGTACAGGTGGTGACCCGTCAGCTATTCAAATCTTTGACGCAAACACTACTACTCAAGTCGGTGAATGGAAACACAATAAAACAGATATTCCTAGTCAGATTAAACTATTAGCACAAATTGCTAAACATATAGCAGAATGTACTAATGAGCCCAACAACATCTATTACAGTATTGAATGTAATGGGATTGGGGAAGCCGCTATCATATCATTAAACGAATATGGAGAAAGTAATATTCCGGGTATCTTTATTAGCGAAGCAGGTAAAGGACGTAGAGGATTCAATACTACTAATAAAAGCAAACTAGCAAGTTGTGCTAAATTTAAAACATTGGTTGAAAGTAAAAGAATGACTGTAAATAGTCGTAGTCTTATAAGTGAACTAAAAGCATTTGTAGCGCACGGGGGTAGTTATGCCGCTAAGATAGGTGATACGGACGATTTGATTATGGCTAGTTTGTTAGTGACCCGTATGTTACAGCATTTAAGTGATTATCATGTGAATTTAGAGACACAGATTCGTGACCACGATGAGTATATAGCTCCTTTACCCTTCTTTGCGGTCATAAGCTAAGAGGTAAAAGATAAATACAATATGGCTAAAAATCAAGAATCAATCAACCGCTCATTATTTGAACTATTACGTAGTAGAGGGTATGCTCCCACACTATTAGATACTTCAGGTAAGGAAATTCCAGTCCCAGAAGAAGCAGAAGTCTTTCAGTTTAAGTTTACTAAAGACGGGAAAGAATATGGGACAGTAACCGCATCTATAGATGGATTACATAAGTTAGTAATCTATTTCGGTGATGATGTTGCTAATAGTGAAAAAGAAGATAATGGCGGAGATGATTCCTGGTATAAACTATTGAATCACCTAAAGCGTTTTTCACAGCAACATCAATTGAGTTTTGAAGTTAAAAATAGAGACCATTTAAAATATGATATGGCAAAAAGGGAACATATGAAAAAGCAAGAAAAAATTTCAGAAGGCTATTATCCAATGGGTAAAAAGGCTAGTTATAATGACAATATTCCAACTGTTAAGATTGTTATTGAACATAGTCGTACAATTGAAGAAGGTGAACAGCGTTATCGTAATGTAAACCGTATCTTTTTAGAGAATACACAAGGTGAAAGAATTCTTGCCCCTACAACTAAGCCTGGTGTTGCTCAGATATATGCCCGTCATTTAGCTGAAGGTGGTATGCCACACGATGATCGTTGGAATCATATTATTGGTCTATGTGAAGAATATAATAAGATGGGTGCATTTGTTCGTGCTACCCGTAACAACCAATTCAATGAATCAGCACAGCAATTAGTTAATGAAGGTATTAACCACTATCAAAGTTTAAGAGAATCATTAAGCAAGATGCGTGGTGCACGTGGTTACAATGCGTATTTTGAATCATACACTCCTCCATTAATGGAAGATGAAAGTGAAGAAAACAATTTGAATGAGTTGTTTGTACAAGAAACATTAGACCCACGTATTGAAAGCGTAATGCCAATATTGAATAAGCTACATAAGAAAGTAGCAGAGATGAAAGAAGTTAATGAATTAAGTGAGTGGGCCGATAGTTTAACTGAAATTGCTTTAGAAGAAGGTGAGCTTGGTCAAGCAGTAGGCACTGCAGCCGGAACTGTTCTTGGTGCAAGATTGGGCCCAGCTGGTTCAGCAATAGGCGGTGCGGTAGGTGGAGAGATTGGTGATTTTGCAGGTGATATGGCTGGCGATGCTTTGGGCATAGATGAAGAAGTAGACAAGGGTATTTTAGATACTGTTAAGAAAATTGGTAGTAAAGTAAAAGATGTTGCAAGTACCGCATTTGACAAATTAGGCGGCGGCACTGAAGAAGACCTAATTAGAAAATTACAACAAGATGCAGGTGTAGAGCAGACTGGTAAAAAACCAGAACCAAAAGATAAACCGGTTGGTGAAGGTAAAGGTATATTAGACCGTAGTCGTGAGCAACAAGCCGCCAACAAAATTGAAAAACCTGCAGTATGGCGTAAAGAGCAAGATAGTTTTTCCATACATAAAAGTAATAATGATGACGACGGAGCTGTTAAAGTACAGGGTTCTAACTGGAAAGTTACTCCGGACGATTTAAAGATGGCTGATGAAAAAAATATGACTAGTTCATCTAGTATGGCAGCATTGAGGAAAAACTTAAGTAATATTGAAGAAGTTGACATGGGTCAAGCTGACAGTTCATTAAGAAATGATCCAAAACAAAGCAATGATAAAATGGATCATTTTACTGCGTTAGATAAAGCATCAAAGAAAATGGGACACAATCATTTTATGGATGTACCTGATGACAAACTTGAAGCACTTAGATCAATGGTTAAAAGATTTAGAGCCGGCGAAGAAGTTGATGAAAGCGCACTACAAGCATCTTTTGGGTACGATAAGTACGGTGAAGATGGTATGGAAGCACTACAGGA